TCTGGAAATTCATAAACAAGGCGCGAATTGCATAAAAGAGCAAACTGTCGCGCAGAGAAGATTCCTTGAGTAAAATTTAATTGAATTTCCTTTGGATCTTCCCAAATTACATGGGCACGATTGTCATAGCCACCATTTGCACTAACTCTAGAAGTAATTTCCTTAAAGTTCGCAATTTGAATTTTATCAAATCGTGCAATAACCTCACCTGGTTCGAATTTTCGACCAGCCATTTCTATAGGATAAGTAGCTTTTAAGGTAAGCTCATATAATTCTTTGAGGCCGAACTCATTACCTTCAATCATAATTTATCACCTTCAAATCTATAAGTATAGCCTTTATAAGGCCGCCTATGCTCACGACAACATCTGCCGATTGTATTCTAACCAGCTTTTTCTTCTCTTTCAGCCTCGCTCGCTGAATTCCATCGACCTATAATGTTGCCCTTTTTATCAAGTTTTATTACTGGCTAGTTATATCTTTTCTCTCTTAATAAGCCTTTTTCTTGTAAATGTCTTTTTATAGTTTCTTTTGGCTCTTTTAGTTCTTCTGCAATTGCCTAAAGAGTTTTTCCAGACTAATATAATTTTATAATTTCTTCTTCATTTAAATCCTATCTCCAGCTTGGATGCTAAGAACCGGATAAATGTGTTAAAGAATCATCTGAAAAAATTGCTTTGGAGTCTCCACCTACACGAACATTATAGCCATTTGGAGATAATGAATTATATAATTTTATATAATACTATTCCCAAAAATCTAATTCCTTTCCCAATTCTTCTAAATTATCTTTTTCGATATTTTTTAAGATTTCGCAAGAAAAATTCTGAAAACCGTATTTCTGAATTGCTTTATAAAAAATAGGACATGGTTTATATCCTATTCCATTTGATCTAGCTCGTCGCTCTAAAGAATTTACAGTTTGTCCAATATAAAATTTACCACTAGGACTAGTATATTTATATATAATTCCTTTTGGCATTTTTATCACCTCTATTTAATAAGTAAATAATACTTTAAATAGATATAAAACTTTCATACCAAATTTATCCTTAAAAAGAAAAGGAGGATGACACCTGCCATCCTCCTTAGACTTGTTTAGTTATTAGCCTTCAGCCTTATCCATTACGTGGTTGTGAACCATAGCAAAGCTATCAGCAGCAGCAGTACCTTCATCCAAGAAGTCATACTTAACCAACTTCATCATCTTGCCATCAGCAGGACGTAGAACCTTCAGACTCATGTTGAAGACAGAAGGATCGCCCTCTGCTTCCAGAGTGATAGTATTCTCAGAAGTAACCTTAGCCTTAGGAATGATGAACTGGAACATTTCATCCTTACCAGAAGCTTCAGAACGAGCATAAGTATCGCCAGTAACATAGTAGGTACCGGGGAAGCTGTTAGCAGAAACTTCGATAACTGCACCCTTAGCGGCAACGTCGAAAGTAACAAAATAACGCTGACCATTAGCAAAAGCAGTAGCAGTGCCGCCTTCGGTAGTAGTAGGCACTTTCAATGCGTCGCCTTCAAGAGTTAGTTCCTTGCCAAAAGCATCATAATACTTAGCATGAATCATCTTACGAATCTTGCCATCAGGACCTTCCCAATCACTCTTTGCCTTGCCGTCGTAAACAAACTGTAAAGTCTTCATAATTAGCTGAGAATTTACATCGTAAGTGGTCTCGGCAGGAGCAGTTGTTCCCTCATTGTAAGAACTAAACTCATTAACAGTACCATTACCGAACATGATAGCCATGGACTTAGCAGAGAACAGAGCGTCTTCCAGAGTAACGGAAATCTCCTTACCGTAGTCCCAAGCAATCAGAGCGGCGTTACCCTTACCACCGCGAGCTTCTGCTTCTTCTGCAGTCTGCTCAATGGTGGAGACTTTCAGGGTATCAAGATATAGAACAGGATGCTCAGGCAGACCAGTTTCGCCTAGCTGATAGAAAACAACGTCAGCGACTTCTTTAATGCCATAACGAGCAAGAATATCAATAGCCATTTTATTAGCCTCCTAATTATTCTTCAGAATTTCTAATCCAATATTTGGGTTTAATTTTTTTAGAGTCAGCGCCTGCCAGCAAACTATCAATATCGATTTCATATTTTTCCTTCATCTGATATTGATTCAAAATTGCCTACACGGACACATAACTTATCTCTCCGATATTAAGTGGAGTCAATCCAATACCCATACAGCAAATTGAAGCCATTGTACTAAAAAGTGTAATTCCAGTTTTAGCTGCTTGTTTAGCTTTAATCTTATCTCTGTAACGGGCTTTAGCTTTCATTGCTTTAATTCTAGGATGTTCATTCGGATTAGGTGGCTCAACTGGCTTCTAATCAGTGGCCAAACGAATTAAATTCTAGAAATCAAAGAATTCAGCTTCGGATATTACGACTAAGTCGTTTAAGGATTGGATATTTTTAAGAACATCTTCTATCTTACCAATTAAAATAAGTTTTTTATCATACAAAAAGTCAACATCTGTTTTTAAGAAAAACTTAAAAGCTTCTTTGCAAATTCTTTCATAATCTGCATTGTGATAACAATTGTTCAATAAAAACTCAATTGGAGTTGGAAAGCTAGATAAATCTTTTTTCTCTTTAACAAAAATATCTTCTATTTCTTCTTGAGAATAAGTCAATACTCTTAAATAATTTCCATATCCCTAATTTGTTATAACTTCTTTCAATGTTGGCGGATATATCTAAACACCAGTTTTGAATTGGACCGGCGCGCCAATAAAAAATAACTCTTTACTCATAAGAAGTTATCCAAAAGGTTTGCTCAAAAGTGCCATTTTCATCAGTATAAAAGTTTGTGTCAAAATCTCCGCCTATCATTTTTCCCAAACCATTTACTGTTTTACCATTTAATGATTCTTCAATCTCGCCTAAAATTAAGAAAGGACGCAAATTTGAATCCTTAATAAACCATTGAGTTAAAGGCACGAAAATTTCAATTTGAATTTTTACATCCTTAAATTCAGTATTACTAGATAACTTATGTGCGCCACATACTTTAAGCACTATAATGGATTTAGCATCTTCTTTTGGGCCAATTCTGGGAATCATTTTTATCAATTTTTCAAAGACCAACTCTTGCTTCTGCTTCTAGGTTAAAGGTGGTTGACTTAAAGGATCTTTGTCGGTATAGTATAACAAGTTTACTAATCTGTCATTAGCCATAAGTCGCTGAACTATTTTCTATAGATTTTCACCTAATTCTCGGCAGTTTCTAACTCCCATTATTCAGCACCTCCATTTAACCAGAAGAACGCAGCAGGGTCATCTCCTTCTTTCTATACTGGCGGCGCAGAATGGTCTCTTAAGTAAACAGGGTCTACAGTGACATATTCAACTCCGGGAGTTGAAATAATATCATAGCCTGTCACTCGATAAGCTTCTTTTAATGCACCAATTCCAATTTCCATATAATCATCCTTACGAATAAATTCGTTCGTAGGACATACAAAAAAACTAGATTTTAAATTTTCAGCATAGATAACGTCAGAGCGACTTCTTGACCTGATTTCGTCTTTTAACATATTATCTTCTTGGCCGTATAAATAACACCAAGTAGAACGCTCGATATTACTACGGTCTCGCCAAGTAATAAAATGTGTCATTTTTAGAACGATATATCGATTATATCCACTAGCTTTAATGGATTCCAACCAATAAACAAGCCAAGGCTATTCTTTCATATCTTTATCGGGAATCATTAATACAGTCCCGCTAGGCATATTAAGGCCCACTCTAGTGAGCAAATATTGCATAGTTTCAGTTTCATCTTGCTTATATCTTTCTAGCAAACCAGGATGCATTTCATCTTTATAGACAAAATCCACTCTATAGATACTCTTTAAAAGCAAGCCTTCAAAAACCTACTCGCGCTATGCTTGAACACGACTTTGGTAATCATACCCATAACGATTTAAACGCTTTAAATAAACATCTTCAAAATAATTCATTTTGAAATCAAATCCATACAATCAAAAATAACCCCTCTGAAATATTCATATCTTAAATATTTCAAAGTAGATAACTTGTGATATAAAGTGTAGTAGTTGATGGTCTTTTCTTCTTCGCTATATCCCATAAGTTCAATCAAGATTGAATCGAGAAATTTCTCCCAATCGCGCCCTTTCTCTCTCTCACAGAGCAAACCAAATAGCTTGCTTTTTAATTTATTATTGTAAGCCTCTTTAATCTACTTATCCATTAATTTCCACCTGCCAGTTTAGAGAAGTCAAAAGGCTTGCCTTTGATTGAGCGATAATAATTCGCTTCGCGCTAGCGAGCTTTCTTCTCCTAAGCTTGTTGAAGCTCTTCTAATTTATCAAGTAGATTTGCTTGAGAAAAGTCTCTCTCTTCATATAAGGGCTTAACATTCTCCCAAGTCATAATACAGCGATTCAACCATTCACACTTCATAAAGTCAGCAATAATTTGGATTTCTTCATTGTTTAAATCGTCTACAAAACCATTGTCATCAAATTCAAGCGAAACTCTTGGAAATTTAAACCAAGTAACGGCATTAGTCATAATCTAATACCAATCTCGTTCTGCTTCCTCTTTCATCCAATGCTGCCATTCATCTTCAAGGATTCTTGACAAGAAAGCATCATAAACCTTACTAAAAGGAGTCATATTATACCTCCTTCTGTCTGTTCAATTCAATAGTTTTTAAAACATCAACACCACATTTTTCAGAAACAATAGCTAGACGGTCTAGCTGGATGTCATTCTGCTTGGAAGCATAATCAACCAATTCTTGCTTCTGAACAATACTCATTTTATCGATAGCGGACTTCATCTCAGATACTGGCATTAACTTCAAGACACGATTTAGATACTTGTCGTCAACAGGTAAAACCTCAGTAGGAGTTTCAGTACCAGGTGCTTCCAAGCCAAGTTCAATCTTGAACTCCATATCATCAATGTATAAAATACCCTTCTTAAACATATATTCTACACCAGGCTCATAAATAGCTTCGCGCAGAACATCTTTACTTACAGGCAACTTCTGACCCTTCTTATTCCAAACTCTGTGTTCCAGAGAAGAAGCGCTAACAGTGCCGCCGACCATACTTGTAACCATTACTTTGTCATTCATTATAGAACTCTCCTTTTAACTCAAATTAAAATAAAAGGGGTGAGTTTACTCACCCCTTGAAAAAACTTAGATACCGTAGGGGAAATCGGAAGTGTCAGGAATGCTGGTATTCTGATAGATACCCCAATTGTGGTGGGTCATGATAGCAGCACCCATCTTCTTGTAGGTGTGGATTTCGATAGACTGGTCACGGTTGATGAAATCCCACATCTGAGTTGCGCCTTCA